AAGTTGAAACACTTCCAGGTGGCACTAACCTAGGAGAAATTGATGACCTTAGATACTTTACTAATAAGTTGGTACGCGGCTTACGTATCCCAAGTTCGTACTTACCAACTGGAGCAGATGATTCAGCTTCACAATACAATGATGGCCGTGTCGGAACAGCTTATATACAAGAATTACGGTTTAATGAATACTGTAAACGTCTGCAAGGTTTAGTTGGTGAAGATTTTAACCAAGAATTTAAACGCTACCTTTTAGAAAAAGGCGTAAATGTCGACGTTGGTATGTTTGATTTAGAATTCCAACCTCCGCAAAACTTTGCAGCATATAGACAAAGTGAAGTGGATAATGCTCGTATTCCTACTTTCCAAACAATGAGTGCTATACCATTTGTTTCAAATAGATTTGCAATGAAGCGTTTCTTAGGAATGACTGATCAAGAGATTGCAGAAAACGAACGTCTATGGCGCGAAGAAAATGAAGAGAATCTTGAAATGCCAGAAACAGATGCAAGTGGCGAAATGCGCGGTGCAGGCATTAGTAGTGCAGGCATTGACGATGACTTAGGTGGTGGAGAAGAAGAAATTCCAGATGCAGACGGTGCTATAGATGGAGGTGCAGGAGAAGGACCTTCAACAGTAACAGGTGATGATGCTACATCAACACCACCAACAACGGACCAAACGGTATAAATACATTATGATACTACGTGAACTATATTACTTTGACAAAGACACACTTGAGACAAATGATGAAAAGCATCTTGACCTAGCTGCTGACGAAAGCCAATTAGAAAAAGATGATACACGTAAAACACGTTTGACATTACGTCAAATTAATAAAATGCGTAAAGCAAGTGAATATCATAACGACGAGAAAGTAAAAGAATTAGATTTTATTCGTCAAATGTATGGCGTTGCTGCCAATGCTGAAGCAGCTATATAATTTTTAAAATATATATTATATGACTATTGCATTTGTTGTAGGTAACGGTGTTAGCCGATCTCCTATTGATCTTACAGAATTACAAAAACACGGACCTGTATATGCTTGCAATGCAGTTTATAGAGATTTTAAACCTGATTATTTAATTGCAGTAGATCCAAAAATGGTTATAGAAATATGCCATTCTAATTATCATGTATATAATAAAGTTTGGACAAATCCAAATAAACGTTATAGCGAATTCAAGCGTTTAAATTATTTTAATCCTAGCAAAGGTTGGAGTAGTGGCCCAACAGCTTTACATTTAGCAAGCGAACATGGGTATGAAAAGATATACATATTAGGATTTGATTATTCGGGATTAGAGAATAATACAATTGTAAATAACATTTTTTCAGGTACAAAAAACTATAAACCTACAGACGGAAAAGCAACTTACTACGGAAATTGGGTAAGACAAACTAGAAGTGTAATAACAAATAATGAAAAAATTTCCTATATTAGAGTTATAGCACCAGATAATTTAGAGCCTCCACAACTAAATAATTGCAACTACAAAACAGAAGAAATTCACATTTTCCTTCAAAATCTGCAAAACGGCTCGTTTTGAGCCTATTTTCGCGCATGTTTTCTTATAAATAGTAAATACATTGACAGCCTAGCCATAGGTACATACATTTATAGGAGATTATAATGTCAGATACAAATAAGTTCGAAGAAATGCTCGAGCGCCTTGTAAACGAAGATCGTGCAGGTGCTGAAGAGTTATTCCACGAGATTGTGGTAGAAAAATCAAGAGATATTTACGAGCAGCTACTTTCAGAAGAAGCTGACGAAGAAGTAGATGAAACTACAGATGAAGAAGTAGATGAAGCTACAGATGAAGAAGTTGATGAGTCAGACGAAGATCTAGACGAAGCAACAGATGAAGAAGTCGATGAGTCAGACGAAGACCTAGACGAAGCAACAGATGAAGAAGTTGATGAGTCAGACGAAGACCTAGACGAATTTATGGAGCCAGCACTAGAAGCAGATCCAACAGACGATATGATGGGTGATCTAGCAGCTATGGGCGATGACGAGCCAGGCGACGAAGAAGGTGATTCAGAAGGTGGAGCAGAGGCTGCACTTGACGACCTAGAAGCAGCATTAGACGCATTAAAAGATGAGTTTGCAGCAATGATGGGTGACGGCGGCGACGACGACGATGCAGAAGAGCCAGAAATGGACATGGATGCAGGCGACGACGAAGAAGGCGAAGAAGAAGCAATGGCTTTTGAAGCTGACGACGAAGTTGAAGAAGCTTCAGACGATGTTGAAAAATCACCAACAGAACAAATGCGTGAATATGTAGAAAAAATCGGTGGCGACCAGTACCAAGCATATGGTAAAATGGGCGACAACGGCGCAAATACAAAATCACCAGTTGCAGGTAAAAACGACATGGGTGGAACAGTATCTAACATGACACAAGCTAAAGATAACGAAGCTGGTGCGCATGATGGATTAGGTGACATGAATTCGAAAGAAGAAAATGCAGGCAACGTAAACGTACCGGGCGGTAAAGCAGCAAAAGCTGGTAAATCAGAGCCAGGACACGGTGCAGAGAAAAAAGCCACAGGCGACAACGGACAAAACAAAAAGTCGACTATTGGTTCTTAATTGAGGAGTTTAGGAATGATGAACTTACGAGAGAACTTGACATTCGACCAGGCAAGGATTGTTGTCGAGTCTGCTAACGAAGGTAAGGACCTTTTTATGAAGGGAATTATTATTCAAGGCGGGATACGCAATGCGAATCAGCGTGTATATCCTGTAAATGAAATTGGCAGGGCTGTCAAAACTCTCAATGATCAAATAAGTGGAGGATATAGTGTTCTCGGTGAAGTTGATCATCCTGAAGGACTTAATATTAACTTAGATCGTGTTAGTCATATGATATCCGAAACATGGATGGACGATGCAAACGGTTATGGTAAGTTAAAAATTCTACCAACCCCTATGGGACAGTTAGTGAAAACAATGCTTGAAGCAGATGTTAAATTAGGTGTCTCCTCTAGGGGCTCTGGTAACGTAAGAGAAGATGGGTCCGGTGAAGTATCGGACTTTGAAATAATCACTGTGGACGTTGTGGCACAACCAAGCGCCCCTGGTGCATATCCAACACCAATCTATGAGCATTTAATGAACGCTCGCGGAGGATATAAGGCATACGAATTAGCTCAGGCAACAAGAAACGACGACAAGGCACAAAAGTATCTTAAGGAATCACTGATTAATATAATCAGTAAACTCCAATAAACTAGGAGAATGTAATGATAGATGCACTAAAAACACTTTTTGAAAACGATGTTGTTTCAGCAGATATCAGAGCTCAGATTGAAGAAGCATGGGAAGCAAAAATTCAAGAGAATAAACTTGCTGCTACTGCCGAGTTACGTGAAGAGTTTGCTCAAAAATACGAGCATGACAAATCCGTAATGGTCGAAGCAATAGACACTATGATTTCTGAAAAACTTTCAGAAGAAATTGCCGAGTTTGCAGATGATCGCAAACAATTAGCAGAAGCAAAAGCAAAATATGCTGTTGCAATGCGTGAAAATGCAAATCTATTAAAAGGATTTGTAATGTCACAACTAGGCAAAGAAGTGAATGAATTACACACCGATCAAGTTAGAATGGCAGAAAATTTTGCTAAACTTGAAGAGTTTGTAGTTGAAGCTCTAGCTAAAGAAATAGCTGAATTTGATGAAGATAAAAAGGACTTAGCTGAAACTAAAGTGCGCCTCATCCGCGAAGGTAAAGCTCATATTAACAAAGTTAAATCTAAATTCATTGAACGCAGTGCTAAAATGGTATCAGAAACAGTACAGTCAACTCTTGCAAAAGAGATTACTGCACTGAAAGAAGATATTGATAGCGCACGTGAAAACGACTTTGGTCGTAAATTATTCGAAGCGTTTGCTTCTGAATATAGCACAAGTTATCTGAATGAAAAGTCAGAGACATCAAAGCTGCTAAAAGTTGTTGAAATTAAAGAAAAACAACTTGCAGAAGCAAAGGTTGCAGCAGATAATGCTGCAAAGCTAGTTGAAACAAAAGAAGCAGAGAAATCTGCACTAGTTGAATCAGCTACAAGAAAAGATATTCTAAACGAATTGGTTGCACCACTAGGTAAAGACCAGCGTGAGATTATGACAGACTTACTGGAATCAGTTCAAACGGCGAAGTTAAGATCATCGTTCGACAAATACCTACCGTCAGTGATTGACAGTAAAGCTCCAGCGAAGCAGAAGGCACAATTAAAAGAAGGCAAAGAAATTACAGGCAATAAAACTAACGTTAGTTCACAAGCAGACGTAAATGATGGAAACGTTGTTGACATCAAGCGTTTAGCTGGATTAAATTAATAGGAGAAAATTATGTCAGAACTACTAGAAAGTCGCTGGCAGGAAACTAAAACCGCTCTTGTTGAAGGTTTAACTGGAAACAAGAAAGCTGTAATGGAAAGCACTTTAGAAAATACTCGCAAGTATCTTTCAGAAAGTGCAACAGCTGGTGCTACTTCTGCCGGTAATGTCGCAACACTTAACCGTGTTATTCTACCAGTCATTCGTCGTGTGATGCCAACAGTCATCGCAAACGAACTAGTTGGCGTACAGCCAATGACAGGACCAGTGGGTCAGATCCACACACTACGTGTACGTTATGCTGATGGCAATAACGGCGCAACAGCAGGTGAAGAGGCTCTAAGCCCATTCAAGATTGCTGAATCTTACTCAGGTGAGCCAAGTTCAGGCGGCGCACCAAGTTCAACAGGATCAATGGAAGGTGAAGCTGGTAACAGACTAAGCATCCAGATCTTGAAACAAACTGTCGAAGCAAAGACACGCAAGCTATCAGCTCGCTGGACTTTTGAGGCAGCACAAGATGCACAAGCACAGCATGGCATCGATATTGAAGCTGAAATCATGGCAGCATTAGCACAAGAAATTACTGCTGAGATTGACCAAGAAGTACTAGCTTCACTACGTGCATTAGCAGGAAACGCAACACAGACTTATGATCAAGCTGCTGTTTCAGGCACAGCAACATTTGTTGGTGACGAACATGCTGCATTAGCAGTACAAGTCAACAAAGTTGCAAACGAGATTGCTCAGCGTACACGCAGAGGCGCAGGTAACTATGCAGTGGTTAGCCCATTTGCATTAACAATCCTACAGTCTGCAACTACATCAGCATTTGCTCGTACAACTGAAGGCGCATTTGAAGCACCTACAAACACAAAATTCGTTGGAACACTAAACAACGCAATGAAAGTGTATGTAGATTCATATGCAGCAGACGGCACAGATGTACTTATTGGTTATAAAGGATCAAGCGAGTCAGACGCACCAGCGTTCTACTGCCCATATATCCCGCTAATGAGTTCAGGTGTTGTACTTGATCCAGGTTCATTCGAGCCAGTAGTGTCATTCATGACACGTTATGGCTACGTTGAGCTATCAAACACAGCAAGTTCACTAGGTAACGCAGGCGACTACGTTGGTGAAGTTGCAATGTCAAACA